GATGCGTGAGTCAAGTTTTTGTATTTTTTATTCAATAAGATTGAATATAATTCGTATTCTTTACCCAATTCAGTATTTTTATTAAAGAATTCTTTAAATAATTTAACTGATTTAGGGCTTTTTGTGTCATTTATCACATCAACTGTTATTTGACGAGATAAAAGTTCATAAAGAATACCTGTATTCTTTATCTTATTATGTTTTACATAAGACATTTGAGCTCCAAAGTATTTATCTGTATTTTATCAATAATAAATATAAAACTTTCAAGAAATCGGTATTTATTCTTTACCTTTTTCTTCTTTATATTCGTTATATTCTTTTTCTAATTCATCTACTTGGGTAGTTTCTTGTATTATGTCTTTTGACTTTTTAACACCCATAGTTTTCTTCAAGGCATCATAGTGTGCTAATGCTAGCGGTCTACGATTTTTTGTCTGTTTCCCTAATGGGTCACGACCTCTTGCTCCACTATCTTTGAATGGTTTATTCATTTCTTGTGGACGACCACCTTGTTGGTCTTCTGGTCTTTCATCTTCTTTTTCTTCATCTGGAAATGGGTCAAAGATAGAACCTGCTATGGTGTCCGGTGGTGTTTGGGCGTCATCTTGTCCGACTCCCACGGCTGCCATATCACTTGGTGTTCCAATTGCGTCTCCAGTTTCTTGTGGGTCATTACCTTCCATTTCAATCTGTGAGTGTCTGAATTTCTGTTTTTGGTCATCAATGATTTGATTTTCAATTTCTACTTTTTGTTTGTCTGAGAAATTGAAAACATTATCATAAATCCACTCATAAGGTAAAATTTTATCTTGAATCATATCACGAGCTAATGAAACTTTCTGTCCGAACAATTCAATCTTCTCTTGTTCATACATTGTTGAAGGACTTGCTAACTCTAATTCAAAGTTTACTAAGTCTTCATCTGTATATCCTTGTGAATATAAGTGAACAACTGCAATCTTTGTTAACTCTGATACTATAATTCTTTGTATTCTTTCTATGGTTCTGGCAAATCTTACATCTTCTGCTGCAAGTGTTGCTTTACCACCGACATTTTCATCAAATCCTAAGAATGCTTTTGGAACTCTTAGTGATGCTAATAATTTGTTTTTCAAATATTCAATGTCTTCTGTTGAATCATAATCAATACCACTCAACTCGTTGATTTCAGTTCCACTATCTCCACCACGAACTGGCATAAAGAAGTCTTCTGTTAAGTTTTGCATATTGTATTTTAAATTATATTCACCTGTTGCTTCATCCATAATAGGTGTTTTCTTCATCTTATTGATGATTCTTTGCATATAGTTATCAACTTCTGCTGGTGGTATATTTCCTATATCAATTTTGAATACTCGTTTAGAAGGTGCTCTCATAATTCTGTGAATTAACATAGCGTCTTCCATAAGTGTTAATTGTTTCCAAATCTTTCTCGTAGATTCAACCATAGATTTTCCGTAAGGTAAGAAGTTACTATCGTTTGCTAATCTGAAGTGTGCGATTTGAAAGTTTTCAAATTCTATTTTTCCCTGACCACTTGTCTTTTGTCCGAAGTAAGGGTGTGCTCCTTCAATACTTTCTAAGTAGAACTTAGTGTAGTAAGGATTTTCTGGGTCTTCTCCCTCTGCTCTTATGACTTCATAAGGTGAAAGTGGGACTACATTTGTAATTCCGTATTTTTCATTAATATCTAAGTGTAAAAAGAAATCACCATACTTAACCATATTACGAACCCAAGGCCATAGATTGAACTCAATGTTCATAATGTCATAAAATAAATTATTTAAAATTTCTTTAATATTATCGTTATCTGATTTAACATCAATGACTTGTCCATATTGACCTTTCATAGTTGACTCATCTGAATATATATCCAATGCACTTGAAATGATTGGGTCTGAATCCATTGATTCATAATCTTTAAACAATGCTAATCTTGCCGCCATAACTTGATGGACGGTTGAATACCCTGTTCCTACTAAATCTAAATTGGTATGCAATTTAGAATATCTATCAACCAAATGTGATTTAACTTGTTTTTGCACTTGGTCCGTATCGGCTATCTTTAATTTTTTACCACCGACATTTCTTACGATAACATTTGTAGAAAATAATCTTCTTAGTCTTCCAAATAATGTTGTATCTGCCATTTTTTCCTCACTTTATAAGAGCCAGTCTAATGACTCTTTTTCTTTACCTGTTTCCCACTCCCAACTATCGTTTTTATTAACGTCGTCGTTTGTGTATAAACCCTCATTATCCATCATTTTGGATAGGGTTTTCTTTGTTAGTTCAACACCCTGTGTTCGTAGTCTTAATGCTGTATCACGAACCCAAAGTCCAATTGCAAAAGACATTACAAGGTCATCATTGTATCCTCGCATTGCTTCCGCTCTATTATTTATATAAACAAAAGTTTGTAGTTCATCAATCAAACGATTACTACGAACCACTACACTTTTCTCTCTAAAAAATTCTTCTAACTTACTAATAATTAGTGGTCTGGTCTTAGAAGTCGTTGAAAAACCAGCAACCATTTTCCTTTCTTCACGATAATGTTTATTCGTTACTTGATGTTGTACATCAACATATTGTAAGTCTTTACTTGTATAAAATAGATTAGGGTAATCCCTATCTATCACTTGTTGGATTGTTGCCCAACCAATATTATTGTTCTCTACTATAAGTAGAGCGTCATTATATTCTGTTGCTACACTAACCAACATATTTCCAAAATCTTTTGTATTTACACGACCTTTGTATTCTGCCACTTGAGTTAAACTTTCTAACTCTATGACGTGAAAAGCAGAATAGTCTGCACTATCTCCACGACCAACATCTGCACATACAATATAATCTTTATTGTAGTTTGGTTGTTCCCAAACCCACATATTACTATCGATACCTCGTTTCTCTACTGGTTCAATACAATATGATTTTCTTAATTCTTCTAACAACATAGCGTCAATTACACCTGTTCCAGATGTCAAGAAGTCACAATCACATTCCTGTGTAGCTCCACTTGGACCCAATAAAGTATCTTGTTCATCTCTCCACTCTTGTCCTCTATCTGGATGAACCGTCCAATGTAATTTGATTGGATTAAACATACCACGAGCGTCTTCCGCATCTACCCATTGTTTATGAAACCAATTACCAACTCCATTTGGTGTTGACAATGCAATACAACTACCACCAGTAGTCAATGTAGATTGTGCTGCTGTCCATATATCATCAATCTTATCAATGAATGCCGCCTCATCTAATATCAATAATGATAGAGCTTCTGAACGAGCTGCTTCTGGACCTGATGATACTGCTTTAATCTGTGAACCATTCATATATCGTAGATTCAATTTGTTATCCTCAACACATCTTTGTTTCAACCAACTCGGTAAATTTGCGTGCATAACACGAACTTTCGTTACCAAGTTTTTTGCTACTTCTTGTTTGGTTGCAATTACCAAAACATTTTTATCCTGATGAAAAGTCATCATCCACAATGCATATCCTGCTGTTAATGTTGATATTCCTAACTGACGAGCTTTTAGAATAATATTAAACCTATTGTCATTAAACTCACGAACTGACTTCTCTTGGAAATCATATAATTCGAAAGGAATCTTTCCTCGTATCGGGTGTTGTATCATACAATACTTTTTCATAAAATATGCCGGGTCTTGTGCAGACTTGACATATTCTTGTTTGATTACTTCTTTTATTTGTTCTGCCATTAGTCTACTATTTGACCTGCTAATTTAACTGATGTAGCAGTCAACACTACTCCATATGTAAAGTATAACCATTTATTTTCATACCATTTAGGTCTGACAAGTTTTACTTTTTGTTCAAGTAGTTTGTTTGTGTCTTTAAGTAGATTGATTTGAGTTGTTTTGTTTGCAATTAACATTGAGTCTATCGCTGCGGTTGCTTCCAATCTCTTTACCATAGATTCATAATCTTCAACTAACGATACATTTAAACTATCTTTTAGTTCTAATTCTTTAATTGCATTGGTAAATCCCAATA